AGCGCTGGCCGTCTTTTGGCGTGAATGCGGTTTCGTTCCAGCCGTGATTGAGCTGCACCGTTTTGCTTTCGCCTTTGCCGACCTGTCGGGTCGGATGATATTTCGATGGCGTGGTCAGGGTGATAAACATCCCCACGTCACCGGCGCTGGCCGCGTAGCGCTCAATCCCGGCGATGGTGTTCATCAGCTCCATGCGACGTATTTCAGGGTTTGAAATACTCCCCATGACCTTGCTGATGAGGTCGATACGCTCTCCGGTGACTTTGTTTTCGAGCTCGCAGGATTTGAGGTATTCGAGATTAGCCAGGCGGCGCGCGTGAACATCGCGGATCGCCATTTTACTGGCGTAGGGTGAACGGTCTTTATTGACTTCACCGGCAGCGATGAGCAGCGCCTCGCGCCAGCGCATCCGCTGCGCCTTGAGCTGGTTAACCCACCACTCATCCTTAATCAGACGTGAAATAGCGGAAAATGCCATGCGGATCGTCATCTGACCCTTACGGTATTTTTTCCAGTACATCGGGGTGAAGTTGAAAGCGCGCGCGATACCGGCAACCTTCCCGTATAGATGGGACTGCGCCTCATCAGTGAAAAGGGTTTCTTTGCCGCCGTGCGCGTGCGCCCAGGCGTCGCTCAGTTCCTCGTATCTGCTCCAGAGCTGCGAGGCTATTCTGGCCGCAAATTTTCTGAGCTCTTTGTCGTTCATATCCGGCAGGCGTGCATATTCATCCCGCGCAGACATAAAGCCAATCGAGGCGGATTCATTCATCCCGCACAGCTCATTAACACGCTCAAGACGCGGCAACAGCTTGCGCTCAAACGTGTTTTTGAGGAAATACAGCCCACCCAAAGGGCTCTTTGTGCGGCGGATGAAGTTATAACGCGAGGTAAACAGCGTTTGCAGGAAAAACGGCAGGCGGTCAATCCGGTTTAAAACACCTTGCACCTGACGGAGTTCGGCACGTGTAAGGGGTCTGTCGCGGCCAATGGCCTCGCGGGATTTGTTCCACGGATAAGCACCGACGAAACTATCACCGGTGCTTTTTGTTAGTTGTGGGGGTGGCGAGGGGGCAACGCGCCCCCGGGTCTCAACGGCCATTAGTAGTGAATGCTTCCAGACATTTTTGACCTAACTGCTCGACCTGCTTTTCCAAGTCTGAAAATTGACGAGCTTCGCCGGTTAGAATGTTATGAAGCACCAGACCAGAAACAAGCTTGCTGATAGTTGGATAAAAGCCGACAGTATCGAGCCACTCTTTACCGGCATTTTTACCAGACTTAGCGATTTTCTTTTCCTGCAAAATAAACTGAAATGGGTCGCTAGTGATTACGAATTTATTATCGATAACAATATTAATGCTCATAAAACCCCTGATAGTTTATTGCTGATTCAAAATAGAATTGTGCAGCTTTTCTGATTCCAGCCCCAACAGCTCGATGATTTCCGTGCGGTTCATTTCAGACTTGCAAATGTGAGCAATCAGAGAATCAAGCGACGACGCGAAACGGGTCGCGGTGACTAGCTGTGCCTCAACGGTGGCCTGAGCCAGCAGAGCTTTCATGTTGCTGCGAGGTACTGATATTTGTTTATTCATTTCACAGGCTCCAGACAAAAAGATGTCCCACGCATTCAGCGCGTAAAAAGTTTTGCGAATTAATTAATGCAAATATTGCTCAGGCTTAACTGAGGTTAAAATAGTTGGGGCATATTCAAATAAGCTGAATAATTCACGTAGCGCGCGGAATAATTGCTCCCGCCAATAACATGAATCTTCATTAACGCGCCAGTAAGGCTGATTAAACTCTTTCTCAGTTAATCCGGCGTGAAGAAATAAAGTGCGGCGCTGGCTTACTGTCAGATAACTTATATACGTCGATTCACTGGCTCCGACCTGACGACGTTTAGAAAACGCACCGCGCAGCTCGTCAATCGCACAGGCTAGACGCTCACGATCTACATCGTTCATTTCTTCAAAAAGCATGGTCGCGTGACGCTGTTTAAGCTGAGCATGAAAACAGACCGTAAGGCGATCACGTTCCATCATCTGATTATAAAAATCGCAGGAGTCCTGCCAGCGTGGTTCTGCAAGATGCTTGCCGATTACTACGCGCAGAGCTGCAGGTTGTTTTTGTACTAAATCAAGAGTCATCACAGCCATTTTGACACCTCTCTGATTTTCATGATGCGCTTAACAACGACGGTCAAAATACCAGGCTTACGGGTACGGATGATGATGCCTTTGCGTCCCCGTCCGTGGGTGATAGTGAAGTTAATTGGCGGCTGGCTTTCGTTACGGAGTAACTGAGCGATACAGCGAGGTTCAGTCATATCATTACTCCTTAAACCGGTTCGCCTAAACCTAACCACATTAACCAGCCATCACGAATCTCTTTCGGGCGGCTTTCATAGGCTAATTGCATTCCTTTGTTCCACGCTGGAAGGTAAATCCAGTACTCCCCTGCGCGACCTGATGTTGATTGAGGGTCGGTCATTTCAACAACTGGCAGCTTACCTTTCTCAATCATCCCTTTAACTGCGGCAGGGGTTTTACCTATGAGCCTTGCAAACTCCTGAACCGGCACCGCGTCTGTATTACTTACAAGCTGTCTGTTCATCTGGTAGGATTCTCCTTTAGTGCAACTAATTGCTCTCAATGGGCTTTAATTGCTCTTATTCAATATGTCACCGAAGCGTCAAAATTACGCTTCTGTATAAATATCACTTAACAGGAGTAGTTATGTCAATCCCAGTACATGAGAAAATCAAGCTCATTCGCGAGTCAGAAAGGCTAAACAGGAAGCAATTCAGTGACTTAACAGGGATCGCCTACAGCTCGTTGGCTAGCAATGAATCAGGACAAAAAAGTCCCGGTGTTGAAACCATTATGAAAATTCTTCAACACCCTAGATTCATCAAATACACGATGTGGTTTATGACAAATCAGGTATCGCCAGAGTCCGGTCAGATTGCGCCGGCTCTCGCACACTTTGGGCAGTCCGAAACAACCTCGCAGCACTCAGACCAAAAGACTGGCTAACGCTTTACCGCCATTACATGCACATTAAATGCATGTTACTGGTCGAAAAATATTCTAAACATACTGGTAAGACGTGTAACAAAGTAAAACAAAACGTAAGTCGGAGGGTTTCATGAGTATCAAGAAACTCGATGATGGTCGTTATGAAGTGGACATCAGACCTGCCGGGCGCAACGGAAAGCGTATCCGCAGGAAGTTCGATAAAAAAAGCGAGGCGATCGCTTTTGAGAAACATACACAATACAACCACCACAACAAAGATTGGCTAGCAAAACCGACAGACAAGCGGCATATGTCAGAGCTGACAAAAGTCTGGTGGGAATTAAAAGGTAAACATGAGGATCACGGAAAGTCTAATCTCGGGAAAATTGAGATTTTCACAAAAATTACCGATGACCCTTGTGCCTTCCAGATTACTAAATCTGTGATTAGTCAGTACACGGCAGCACGCAGGTCACAAGGTGTTAAGCCATCCAGTATCAACAGAGACTTAACGTGTCTCAGCGGCATGTTTACAGCCCTGATTGATGCTGAGTTATTCTTCGGTGAACATCCGTTCAGAGGCATGAAAAGGCTGAAAGAAGATAAGCCCGAAACAGGATATCTTACTCAGGATGAGATAGCCCTTCTGCTTTCTAAACTGGATGGTGACAACAAAAAAATCGCCATTCTTTGCCTCAGCACTGGGGCAAGATGGGGTGAAGCAGCCCGGCTCAAAGCCGAAAATGTTATTCACAACCGCTGTACTTTTGTCAAAACCAAAACGAATAAGCCCCGCACCGTCCCAATCTCGGATGAGGTTGCGGAGTTAGTGGCTGTAAACAAGCGAGGGTTCCTTTTCCCTGATGCCAATTATCCGGCATTCAGGCGGCTAATGAAGGAGTTAAAACCTGATTTACCTGCTGGTCAGGCAACCCATGCATTACGGCACAGTTTCGCGACACACTTCATGATTAATGGGGGGAGTATTATCACATTGCAAAGGATACTAGGGCATTCCCGCATAGAACAAACAATGGTCTATGCGCACTTTGCACCAGAATATCTGCAGGACGCCATTACGCTTAATCCGTTACGTGGTGGAACTGGCGAGAATGTCCACACTGTGTCCACAGTGTAGTGTTTTTTAGTGGCTTTCAGTGGTCTTGCGTGCCGCACAAACCCGCATTCCACCGCTGAAAGCCCCTGATGTAAGGGGGATAAATCTCCCTTACGCGGGCTTATTTTTTGCCTTCTCTTACCTCAACCCAGGCAATAAGCTCGTCAATTTGCCTCTCTGAGAACACGGCTATCCCATGCTCTGCAAGCAACGAGGCCGCAACACCCATCCCCGCTTTCTGTATCCCGCGAAAAGATCCGTCATAAATAAGCTGACTGCCGCACGTTGGGCTGCCATCGGTTAACAATGCAGCGCTGCACCCCGACTCCTGAGCAGCGCGTAGCGCGAGCCAGGCTGCAAGCTGGTAATGCTCAGTCACATCCTGCCCAGTATTTTCAATGATTCTGGCTTGTCCGTGCATCACGTCTTTGCCATCAGCAGACATAATCTCTGCCGGAGGACGAGGTACAGGCAGCCCTGCAGCCAATTCTGGGCAATGGATAACCAGACGTTGTTCCTGTTGCCAGCGAGCGAGTTGCTCGTTCATTCGCGCTTTTTCACTTCCGTTATAACGAACCCTGAAGCCCATCAGGCATGCGCTTACCAAAATTTTATTCATCATCACTTTCCTGTGATTACATTAACGTCATCGCTGAAGTGTAACGCGCTTTCGCGCCTATTTTTTTCCTTTCATCCTGTTCTTACCCGCTTTTTTCCTCTCTGCTATACACTCTTACTAACGCTAAAAAAGGGAGCAGCGCGGATGGCAACCTATCCAGACAGTATATTGATTCTCAATGGCAAAAGTGCGGGCAACGATCTGCTGCGTCAGGTCATTCAGGGTTTGCGTGACGACGGCGCGCGCATCCACGTCAGGGTGACGTGGGAAAAAGGCGACGCGGCACGCTATATCAATGAAGCCCTCGGGCTTGGCGTCAACACCATCATTTCCGGCGGCGGCGATGGTACCATCAATGAGATTGCGTCAGCGCTTATCGACCTGCCCCCGGCAAACCGGCCGGTGATGGGCATTTTACCGCTCGGCACCGCCAATGATTTTGCCACCAGCGCCGGGATCCCGGAGGAGCTCGAGAAGGCGCTTCAGCTGGCGATCCTCGGCAAGGCCACCGCTGTGGATATT